TTTTTAAATCATTTAATGTTTCTTTTGCCCCATTAACAATATTATTTCCTCCTCCAACCAGTTCACCACCTACTTGAGAACTTATAGCCTCTGATGCATTATTAATCCTAGAATTCCAATCACCAGTTCTATTTGCAACTAATTCAGATTGCGGAGTAGGAGATACCAAACCTCCAGTATATTTAGAAACTGCATTTGCTGCATCTGGAGATGCTAATTGTATCGCATCACCAATGACGCTACCCCCAAATGTTTTAAGTCCGCTTAACATTCTAGTACCAGTATCTATAAAAGCATTCCCCCTGGTAGTACTATTATCACCACCAGGACCATATTGATTATCTATATTCTGTTTAATATTCTGTTCAACTAGATCGTCTGGTGCTTGTATTGGTTTTACAGGATTTGGAATAGAAACACTAGTAGTTGAACTGGGTTGAGGAGTGGGAACCCAATTTAAAGAATCTGTAAATTTATTTGGATTTACTCCTCTATCCTGTAAATGTTTATAAATATCAAAAGAACTTCCTTGTGGTTGAGTAACATCATATTTACTAGGAACTATACTAAAATCAATTGGACTTGGTCTATTTAAATTAATTGGATCCATATTATTTCTCTCCTACCACTTTATTGCGAATTGCGGTCTTTGCTTTTAATTTTTCACGTTCCATTGCGGCCTTATCCTTCATACTCTGCAATGTCTGCTGTACACTAAGTGTTTTATTATCTAAATCTAATCTATTTTGTTCTAAATCTAATTTAGACTTTTCAATCTCTTTATCAGACTGTATCTTTAATTTTTCTGTATCACTCTTCAGTTGTGCTTCCCTTGCTTTCTGTTCTCTTTCCATTTGTTTGTCAAACTTGTCAGATTCATGTTGAGATTGTTGAAGTGATATATTAGCTATCTCCATTACATCTGGTATCTTATTGCCATTAGCATCGAGACCAGCTTCACCTTTATATGCATTAAGTTCAGCTACAGTTACTTTAGTTTGATTATCAGAATCAATTCTATATTTATCAAGATCAAGTTTCTGTTGTTCAATCTGAATTGCCTGTTGCTTAGTTTCATTTGCAGCTTGAATCTGTTGCATTTGATTCTGTTGTTCTTGTTGTTGTGCTTGCTGTGCTTGCTCTTGTTTAGTTTGTTCTATTTCAGCCAATTTAGATTTAATCGCAGTAACACTATCAAGTGTCATAATCTCAGCAACATCTAATAATGTAGCTCCATTCTGCATGGCAGGTTGATATAAGTTCTTAATCATCTGTAAATTCTGTGCATCAGTAGTAGAATCAGATACAAATATATCATAATCTTCGAAGAAGAAGTTATCAGATAGTTTCATAAATGCTCTAGTAGCATCACTCATTACATATTGCAACTCAGTCTTACTAGTATCTTTCCATACTGATTTAGCAGTATTCAACAACATTCGTAATGAATTCCTTTTAGCCTGATTATGCATCCAGAACAATGGTTCAGTAACAGAAGCTGAATTAGCAACTGCTTGTTGAACGTTACCAACTAGTTCACTAGCCATAACTTCACCTTGACGTTGTTTACTAACTCCAGATATCTCAGCAACCATATCTTCTATTTTCTCCATTAATCTAATATATTGTTCAATAACATTAGACATTGTTAAGTCTAGGGCTGATATTTGATTAAACTGAGCACTATTGTGAGCAATTGTTAAATCTCCTAACAAAAATAAATGATCACCATCTAATTCAAATCCAAAATAATCATCTATACCAGAATATTCAATATTAAACATTGAACGATTTATATCTTTAGCAAAAAATTTAACTTGATTAGTTTGTTTTCTTTTTATTTTAGTCGGTATTTTGTCACATCCACTTAATATACTAGCAACATAACAATACTCAGAATGTTTTTTACACATTTCTGAATCTTTACATCTCTTTTTTCTAACAGATACTTTCATTCCAAGACTCCTTGCGATAAAAACAAATTTATCAACAATATGTTTTCTATAATCTACTTGACAAAATCCAAATCTATTTTTTATTTTATCATACCATCCATCCGTGTCAATTAAACCTGCCAATATTTGCAATCTATTTTCTTCTGACGTGTATATATATTCTTCTGGAATATCTTTATATTCCCTTATATTTAAATCAGACAATCTATCCAAAAACCAATTTCCAGGAAGATTTCTATATTTACTAATACTTCCTCCAGATAAATTTATAGTTAAAGACCTACTATTTTTATTTGATCGTATATTAGTTTTCATTCCATGATTAATTGCAAATTCATTTAAGTGATTTATTATTTCAATATCCATACTTTCAAATGCAGGTTTATTTGTACTTCCGTCTCCAATCCATAAACCAAGAATATATGGATCTAGTAATAAATCTGTATAAATATTTTGAAATTTAATACCATTTTTTCTATATAGAAAGTGTTTATCTCTACATGATGGAGTCTTATTAAATTTTATCATTAATTCCTCTGGAGTAGAAGTTTTAAATGTAACTTCATTTGTATGATGGTTTTTCAATCCATAATATATTTCATGTTTACTATTGACTAACTGTACATCCCCTCCAGAACTTGGAGTTATTTTATACATATTATCAACTCCATTATGTAGGCCTAACACTCTTCTAGGAGATAAATCTGGACCCATTACAAGATTGCCAATATTTATATCTTCTATATTTTTAAGTCTACCATTAAACATTAATACTTTAGTTCCTTTGCCAAAACATTTACCACCTTCTCTACCTGGTATATCCCAACCTTCTTCATATGGATTAATGAAGTTAACACCCACTGCTGATAAATAATGCATCCATTTTGCAGGGTCTATATTCATTGATTTAGGTATCTGTGTAATATCCATTGTTATTACTTTCCCTTTATCTCTAGCCAATGCTAATTCTAAACGATACCATACAATAATATACATATACTGTAATGGTTTCATAATAGATACTAATGATTTAGATTCAGAGTTAGTATTACTATATATAACTCCCGAATATGGTAATTTTTGTGAATTAAAGTTTTCTGCAGATATAAATTGATATTCTAGTGGTTGACATCCAACATATAGATCTACACCAATTCTATAGCCTTCCCATACCTCAATAACCCATTTCCAGTCAAGTCCAAGTTCAGTACCTATCTTCATATAGTCTTCACTAACAACCATCTGTTGCGGGTCACCATTTTCATCCTGAATAGTTAAAAAACCTACTTTCTTATATGATTTCCATGTTGTATGCCATAAATTAACCTGATTAGGCCTATTAATGTTATCATCTCCAGGTCCAGTTACTGTATGCATCTCATAATGTATATAATCAGCAGGAGGAGCATCTTTACCATAACCACCTGCGTTTGGAGATACTCCAACTATTTCAATTAGTTTATCTAGTTGTTTTTCATCCATTTTATCATACAATCTATCATATATCTCAGTATAAGACATTCTCATGCGTCTTACAGCCCAATCTCCATTCTCAATGAACTCTATATCAGGTGAATGATCGTGTCCAAAATACATAGGATTAACACGTTCCTGATGGGGTTCACCATTAACTACGCCGGTATAATACACTTCCTTACCAGCTATCAAAGCATCCTTCCATCCTTTAAAGAACTCATGAGTTAAACCAAGTTTTTCTTTTAAGTAATTAAGAGTATGATAAGCAGTTTCTTCTGCAATATCTTTATAGTCTTTAGATAGGAATGATGCTATTTTATCAGGTGGCATAATCTCTCCACTTGCTAACTTCTGTTGAAATTGCTGAGCATCTACTGGTGACATACCAGCCATTGTCTGAGCCATTACATAGTCAGTAAGCATCTTCTTCATTTTATCTTGTACATCCGAAGTAGCATCTTGGCTAGTTCTTATTACTCTAAAATTGAATGGATGTTTAGTCTCTTCACCCATTAATAGATCTATTTTTGGCCTTATTATATTAAAATCTTGTGGACTAGCAGGAAAGCCGTCCTGTTGCTTAAATGGATCTGTAACATACTTTAAATCTTCTTCATGAAATATACTATTGTATAGATCATAATATGATTGCATTTGTTCGTAATTAGTTCTATCAGATCCAGATGGAACAGTTTCACCCATTCCTATGATGTAGTCAACGCATGCTTCTCTCCATTCTTTATTTTTCTTTTTTGATGGAAGTTTCTGCGAAGGAAACATTGTTATTGTATTGTTCATATTGTTAGTTTATTTATTAATTAAAACCATCCTGGATCTGCTGCACCAAAGTCAGTTTCGCCGAAATCAATTTCACTTAAATGATCATCTCCATATGAAGAAAACCATTGATCAGAGAATAAAGGTAG